GGGAAGGGCTGGATCGTTCGGAGCGTCGCCCCGCCCTCGAAGAACTCGGTCGACTCCTCGAGGACGTCGACCTTCTCCTTCTTGCTCTTCACGTTGCTCGAGTCGATCTCGGGCGTGATGGCGAGCTCGGTCATCCCGGACTCGACCAGGCCGGCCCCGATCGTCTCCTGGGCGTAGAGGATCGTCGCGTTGAGGACGTCCTCCGGGACCTCATCGGTCGGGAAGGCGTTCCCCGTTCGAGGGTAGACGGCGAGCTGGCGCGGCCAGGCGAGCTCCTGGACGTCGCCCAGGGGTTCCCCGATGAAGCGCCGGCCGAAGCGTGTCTCGATGTAGTCGGTCGCCCGGACCAGGGCGGCGGCCTTGACCGCGGCGTCCGCGTCGATCCAGGCCTGGCGACCGCGGTCGGTCTGGTAGGCGTCGGCGTCGGCGACGTCCGCGTAGGCGTTCGCGTCTGTGACAATCGTCCCGTCTTCCTTCGTGAGGGCCATCTCCTCCTCCTATGGCGGCGCGCTGGCGCTGGTGATGATGAAGGGGCCGAAGGCCCCGGTGAGCGGTCCGGGCTCGAGCTGGAGCTCGTGGTATTTCGTCCCCTTGAGCGCCGCCATGTTCGAGTTCAGGAGGAAGACGTCGATCCGCCCGTCGGTCCCTGGCGGGTTCGTGATGACGACCTGGGCCGGGTTCGCCGCGAGCGTGAGCGTGAGGATCGGGACCGCGCCCTCGGCGTTCGCCAGGACGAAGACGATCGAGCCGCCTCCGAGGTTCACGCCCAGGGCGTCGAGATCCACGACGGAGCCGTCCGGGTTCCGAACCGTGTATTCGATTTTGAGCGCGTCGCCTTGCTTGTAGACCGGCGACTCGCCGATTGTGATCTGGTTCGGCATCTAGGGACACTCCTCAATAATGGCGTCGAGCTGGCGATCCTGGAGGACCTCCGAGTCGGTCGCGAGCGTAGCGTGAAGGACGGCCGGCGTCGAGAGTGTCGGATCCAGGCGCGAGTCGACCGGAAGGTCCGCGAGGATCTGGGACTCGACGGCGACGTCCGGATGGAGGACCGCGGCCAGACATACCTCGTGGAAGACGTCCGGGAAGATGAGGCCCAGGCTCGAGAACGTGACGGCCCCGTGAGCGAAGAGGTCCCCGTTGTAGGCGCCAGCGCCGAGCGAGTTCGGGATCGGTCCGATCATGGCGAGATCGTCTCCCTCGCGATCATCCCCTGGCGACCGATGAAGGACGCGACCGTCTCGTTGATCCGGACGTCCGACTCATCGAAGAGATCGTAGCGGCGGATGATGGAGCCGCCGACATCGCGCTCGACTCGTTGCCAGCCGGCGACGTCGTCGCCGACGAAGTCGATCTCGCGCCCGCCCTGGATGAAGGTGTCGAGGCTCGCGATCGCGGCCAGGTTCAAGCCGATCCCGACCTGGGTCGCGTCGTGTTCGGCCTGGGAGGTTGCCGCGTCCATCGGGACGACCTGGGCGGCGATCGCCGCCTGGGTCGCGTCGTGTTCGGCTTGATCTACCGCGGCGGCGAGCGGGACGACCTGGGCGGCTATGGCCGCTTGTGTGGCGTCGTGTTCCGCCTGGTCCGTTGCGGCGTCTAGTGGGACCACTTGGGCCGCGATGGCGGCCTGGGTCGCGTCGTGCTCCGCCTGGTCGGTCGCGGCGGCGAGCGGCGTGACCGCGTTCCTCGAGGAGATGTCGGCGTCGATCCTGGAGTCGATGAGATCCACGTCCCCGCCGAAGGATCCGCCCAGGAACCGCTCGCGGCTCGTGACCTGGCCGGCGGCCAGGGGATCCGCGTCGACCTGGAAGGTGTAGTCGACCGTCGTGACCGCGATCGCGAACGTGAACGTCCAGAGCCCGTTCCCCTGGTCGGTCATGGCGATCGCCGCCTGGACGATCGCCTGGGTGTCGTTGCGCCGGACCTCGATCGTCGGCGCCGTCACGGGAGCGACTAGCGGGACGCCGGCGTTCGTGACGAAGGCGGTGAGCTCGGCCATCTACGCCTCCCCGCTCCCGTTCGCGCCTGGCGGCGGCCGGAAGACTGGGTTCGAGACGCCCTGGCAGCCGTCGAGCTGGCGCGTGATTGCCGCGACCTGGTCGTGGGGGAGCTGGCCGATGATCTGGCGGGCCTGGGCGAACAAGTTGAGCGGGACGAGGACGTGGGTCGGCTCCTCGGCCGCCTGGGTGATCGGGTTCTCCTCGGTGATCGCTTGCTGATTTTCTTCGGCCATCACGGCCTCCTATGGTTTACGAGTTAAGACGCGGACCTCGAGCTCCCGGATCGCCGCCTGGTTGCCGGCGTCCGCGGTGTCGAACTCGAGGGAGAGGTAGATCTTCCGGTTCACTATGGTCCCGAAGTCGATCTCGGTCCAGTCGCCCGGCGTCCAGGTCGGGTTCAAGCCCTGGGCGACCAGGTTCGAGGCGTCGCCGATGTTGTTGAGGTTCCTCGAGGCCCGGACGTCGATGTTCGTGAGCTTCTCGCGATCGTTGCCGCCGGCGCCGTGTCGGATCCGGATCTTGCCGAATCGCTTCGAGTAGGGGCGGAGCTGGACGATGAAGGTGTGACGCTCGTCGGTGTTGTGGCGCCAGGAGGTCGAGTTCACGCCGTCGATCGCCAGGATCGCCTCGTTGCCGACCTCCTCGCCGCAACGGAACGCGATCGCGGCCGGGATGAACCAGGCGCCGTCGCGGACGTTGATCGTCTCCTGGCGGTTCTCGTAGTCGTAATAATCGAGCCGATCGGAGAGCTCCTCGAAGCGGTCCGTGAGGTTCGAGTCGAAGCTCGCGAGATCTGGGAAGCCGGAGCGGACGGCGACCTCGGCCCGCGCGACGTCCGAGAGGGTCTGGAACTCGGCGACGATCGCGAGGTCGTCCGTGTCCTGGACCTGGGTGAAGGTCTGGGGGTCGATGACCAGGTCGAGCTCGGTCCCTCCCGCCTTTGGTTCGTAAAATCTCCGCGCCATGTTCGTCTCCTAAGTCCAGGCCGGGATCCAGTGAGCGACGCCGGCGACGTCGATCTCGATCCAGGTCGCCTGGGCGGCGGCCGTCGGACCGGATCCTCCTATTGTTCCGAGTGTAGCGGCCGCGCCTCCTCCGAGGGCGATCGCGTTGTTGATGTCGACACGGCCGTCAAACCGCGAGAGCCCGGCCGTGACCCAGAGCGCCGCGTTCACGCCCGAGCCGCCGGAGGGGTTCGAGAGGATCCGGATCCCGAACCGATTGACCGAGCCCTGGTTGACGTTGCCGCCGACGTTGAGCGCGCCGGCGTCGGTGACGGATCCCGTCCCGATCGTCATCGAGGGCGCGTTGATCGTCCAGCCGGCGACGAGGCCCATCGCATGATCGACCGTTAAGTTCGCCGCCTGGGTGAGGAGGAAGTCGGACCACTCGCCGCCGACGCCAGTCGAGCGCGCGTTCGCGACGAAGACGCCGACCTGGTTCCCGACGATCCCCGTCTGGCCGAACGCGAAGCGGTCGTAGCCGAAGCGGAGCTCGGCGCCGGATCCGAGGAAGTTCGGCGACTGGATCGTGTGAACGCCGGCGGCGAAGGTGAGCCGCCAGTCGTCGCCGACGGCCGGGTCGAACTCGAGGGCCGAGCCGTTCCAGTTGACGAGGACGTCCTGGCCGGTTCCGAGCTGGATCCCGACGTTGTCGTTGAAGCGGAAGTTCGCCGCCGTGAAGAGCGCCGGCGCCGTCCCGGTGTGGTCGATGAAGGTCCCGTTCGACATCTCCGAGAAGATCCCGCGGATCGTCGTCGGGCCGGCGATGTTCGTCAAGTGGATCGCGTTGAGCGTCCCGACCGTTCCGCCGGCCGTGAGCGTGACCCCGCCGGCGACCCAGTATTCGAGCGTCGTGACCGAGGCCGAGCCGATCGTCGCGTCGACCGTTGCGACGTTGAGGATGTACTGGGCCGAGGTCTGGGTGATCGAGCCGCCGTTGAGGTTCGCGCCCCAGCGCGGCTGGATCCGGAGGGCGTTGTGTTGCGAGCAAGTGAACGAGCCGCCGTCGGCGAGGATGTTCGGCTGGTTGACCATCGTGTAGATCGGGCCGATGTTCGCCTGGCACTCGACGCGCGTCCCCTGGTTGAAGAGGAGGGCGCTCGAGAAGACGTTCCCCTGGTCCGCGAAGACACAAGTCCCGATCGCTCCGACCATTGCCGGCGACGTGTCGTTCCCCAGGCCTCCGCCTCCGGCGACGTTCGCCGTGATCGTCGAGTCCCACTGGAGCGCGTAGGTGACGGCCGGGAGGACCGTCTGGGTGTAGTCGTCCGGCAAGTGGCGCATCCCGCCGCGGCTGGCGTTCGCGCCGACGTTGAGCTCCCACTTCGAGACGCCGTCGTTCGACTGGAACTCGGCGAGGGCGCCGATCGAGGCCGCCGCGTCGCGAACCGCGAAGGGCTTCGCCGCGGTGACGACGATCTGGGGGACGCCGGCGCTCGCGTCGTAGGCTTGCTGGAGGTTGTTCCCGGTCGTGATCCCGCCGGCCGCCGAGACGATGATCGCGACGAGCTCGTTCTGGGTGAACGCGGCGCCCTCCTGGACGACGGCCGCGATGTCGACCTCGATGTAGGTCCCGACGTCGGTCACGGCCGAGACCTGGACGACGACGAAGTTGTTCGAGTCGCCGCGGTCCTGGATGTAGATGAGATCCCCAGGATCCAGGAGGAGGAGGAAGTTCCCGACGTCGGTCGAGCCCTGGTTGATGTCGTGGATCCAGAGCTGGGTCGCGCTCGGGATCGAGGCGTTGTTGAAGCGGATCTGGCCGCTCGCTGGCGGCTCGGTGATCTCGGTCCGGAAGCGCCAGGTCCCCAGGCCCGCGAAGCCCTGGGCGCCGACGTTCGAGGAGAGGGCCTGGATCGTCCTCGTCATGTGAAGACCGCCGTCCCGATCCGCGTGAGCTTCCCGCCGAGCTCCTGGAAGTAGACGTTGAGAGCGCCGGCCGGGCATGTGACCGCGCGCGTGATCTGGATGACCTGGTCGCGGCGGAAGAAGTGGCGGATCTCGATCCTCGAGTTCGCGGCGCCGGCGTCGACGTTCACGATCGGAGCGATCCCGTCGTCGATCCCGTAGTCGCCGGCGATGACCGCGGCGTCGAGCTCGAGGACGAAGCGCCCGTTCGAGGGGAGCGTGAGGGAGGCCGCGCTGGATCCAGCCGCGACCGTGTCACCGAACGCGAAGGGCGCGAGGGGCGTGATCCCCTGGCGCGTGAACTCCGCGAGGTCTCGCTTCGAGCGCCTCTTCGCCCGCCTCAGATAGGCGAGCTTCCGGTCGGCCGCCGGTCCCGCCAGGTGCGCCACGACCTACTCCGACGCGGCGGCGTTGCCTGGAGTCACTCCGGGGCCGGTGGGACGCGATTGTCCGCGCGCCTTCTGGCGGCTCATGGCCGCGTCGATCGGAGCCTTGCCCGCCTGGGCGAGCATCCGCTTGATCGTCTCCGGGTTCGAGGCCCTGGTCGCGCGGACCTTCTTCTGGCTCTCGATGTAGCCCTTGACGGCGACGGTGTGATGATCCGAGGCCTCGAGGTGAGGGTAGAGCTCGGCGGACAATGCCCGGAGCTCGGCCTTCTTCCCGTCGGTGTCGGCCTCGAGGTCGTCGATCTCGCCCTGGACGGCGGCCATCTTCTCCCGGATCTCGGCCTTCCGCTTCTGTTCGGCGGCGTCTTCCTTGCTGGGATCTGGAGGCCTGGGCGCGTCGGCGATCGCCTTCTTCCGGCGAGCGTCGTCGGCCTTCCGCTTGTCCTTCTGGGCCTGGGTCCTCGGCTTCCGCTTCGGCTTCGCCGCGGCTTCGACCGGAGGCTCGTCCGCGGGAGGATCGGGCTCGGGATCCGGAGCGGGATCCGCGGCGGGTGTCTCCGCCGGCGTCTCTTCTTCCGGTGTCTCGGGCTCGGTCTCGGGCGTGTCCGCCTGGGTGCTCTCGAGGGCTTCCTCGAGGGCCTGGTCTTCTGGTGTGCTCATGGGTCGGGTCTCCTGGTTGAAAGGGTGAGCCGGGCGTCACGCCCGGCCTCCGACACGGATCTCGATGACTCAGAACTCAGTCGTCACCAGCCGCGCGGCCTTGATCTGTTTCCGCTCGGGGAACGTCCTCGCCCAGTTGTTCACGCCGTCGGCGGCTTCCGCGTTCGTCGGGCCTCCGTCCGGGTTCGCAACGGAACCAGCGAGCCAACGATGGCCGACTGGGTGCATGGACCACTCGATCCTCGAGAAGAGCTCCTCGGATCCGGCGCCGTTGCCCTGGCCCGGATAGCGTTCGATCTCGGCCGGGACTTTCGGATTGCCGACGCCCCAGCGTGAGGCCATCGGTCCGAAGATCCAGGTGTCGAAGACGCCCGCGGCGTTCGGCATTGTGTCGTCGACAATTACTCGACGCCCGAGGAAGGTCGGGATGACGGCCGCGTCCTGGTTGACCGCGTCGGGGACGAAGTCGATGAGGTTGTTCTTCTGGGCCTTCGAGTAGACGATCGAGTGCATGAACACGGCGACGAAGTCGTCCTGGGAGTCGCCGGCGGTCGTGATGGCGTCGATGAACGCCTCCGCCGAGAAGTCCGTGACGCCAGCCGTGAACGCGCCCGAGATGTCGACCGTGAGGTCGTCCTGGGCGGCGTTGTTGGTGATACCGGCGCGCGGGTCATCGTTCGGCGTGACCTGGGCGTTGTCCGCGAAGATCCCGGTCCAGGTCGCAACGAAGACGGCCTGGAGGCGTCGCCGCCAGTAGGCCGCGACGTTCGCCGCGATGGCGTTCGAGGGGTCGTCGCCGGCAAGCGCGGCCGCGAGGTCCATCGTCTGCCAGGACTGATTCCGCGACAATCTGGTCGCGATCTCCTGGTTCGACTGGATCTTCGCCGGGACCGCGATCGTCGCCGGGTTGTCGCTGGCGACTCGGTCCGCGAGGACGTTCGAGTCGTCATCGTTGTCACGCCATGAGGGCGCGTTGAAAGTTGTCCCGCCGCCGGCCAGGAAGCCGTCAAGGGCCGGATCGCGAACAACGACGCCCGAGTCAATCAAGGCGCTCTTCTGTTCGGTTAGGGTCCTAACGTAGGGGGCGAAGATCTCCGGGACTACGACGTCCGCGACTCTTACTTCTGCCATGAGGGTTCACTCCTTCAAGTTGTGGATCCGGAGCCCTCACGGCGCGCGGTCTGGTTGTCGGGCTCGAGTCTACCTCACGGGGACGGTCGCGCCCAGTTTTACGCCGGCCGCCTTCATGAGGCGCTCGGCTTCGGCCTTGTCGGCGGCGTATTGCTTCGACTGGTTCGTCACGTTCCAGCCGGCCTTCGACCAGGGGTTCGCGGCGGAGAGATCGCCAGATCCTCCTCCTCCGCTTCCCGCGTCCGCGCCGGCGCCGGCCGACTTCGGCCAGAACATCCGGAACTCGGGAACACGGGCCAGGCTTGCGAAGTAGTCCTCCGGGGCCTGGTTGGGCGTCACGCCCTTCCCGGCTTCGAGTTTCGTGACTACGTCGCCCGCCTGGGAGACCTCGAACTTGTCCTCGATGAGCTGGACGAGATTCCCGACGCCGTCCGGCGTCGCGCCGGCCTTCGTCGCGGCCTGGGTGAGCGCGTTCGTTATTGTTGTGGATCTACTCGTTCCCAGAGCATCGTCCCGCTCCTTCTGGAGCTGTTCGTTCTTCTCGGTGAGGCTTGCCAGGTTCCGCTCCAGGTCATGAAGACGCGCGGAGACGTCTCCGCCCTGGTCCTGGTCTCCCTTTCCGTTCGGCTTCGTCGTCACGACGCCGGCCTTCTTGAGAGCTTCCTCGACCGTTGCCATGAGCTCGTCGCGTGTCACGCCGGCGCCAGTCTTCCGACTCACGTCGGCGGCGGCGTCGGCGTAGCGTTTCTTGAGCGCCTCGGCGTAGTTGTCGAAGTCCTCCTGGGTCTTCATGCCTCCGACCTGGAGGACGAACTTCCCGTCGACTTCTTTGTAGTGATCGCCGAATCCCTCGGGGATCTTCGCCTTGTCGTCAAGCATTGCTTCGAGTGTCATGACCTACCTCTCACGGGTTCGGGCCGATCTTACGCCGGGCCGGGCGATTTAACAATAATCTAGCCGGCGTCGGGCGCGGGGATCCCGAGGTTCTGGAAGGCCGAGGGCTTCTGGTCGTAGAGCTGGCGAAGCGTGAACCGATCGCCCGAGTTGTCGACGAAGCCCTGGACGTCGAACTCTCCGGCCCGGAAGAGCCGAGCCCGAGTCGGTCCGAGGACGTTGTTCTGGAAGGCGACGTCGGAGTTCCGGAGGAAGGTGTTGTAGGTCGTCGACGCCGGGACCTGGCCGACGAGCTTCGCGACTTCGCGCCGCCTGGCCGGGCCGCGGAGCTTCCCCAGGCGCCCGCGGAAGTTCGCCGAGGCGGGCCGCTTCCCCAGGGGCCGGCCGTCCATGACGGGGACGCGGATCGACCGACAGTTCATGTGGACCGGCGGGATCGCTCCCTCGCCGACCGGGAACTCCTGGCCGTCGAGGGCCTGGCAGATCGGCGTCGTCCTCGAGTCCAGGGTCGCGACGTAGAGCTCCTTCTTGATGATCCGCTTGTTCGCGAGGTAGGTCGCCTGGCGGGTCGCGTTCGAGATCGCCGAGGTCGCCGTCTGGGCGAGGGTCTGGGCGCCGCGCCTGGTGATCTCGCGCGTCCCGTCGGTCCCGCCGAGGGCTCGAGTCCCGAAGATCCTCCGGCCGATCTCGGTCGGGGTCTCGTCGAAGAGGAGGCCGGTCCGGATCTCGTCCATCATGCGCCGGCGGTCGCCGAGCTGGTAGGTCCCGAGCCAGTCGCGGAGGATCCGGTTCTGGAAGGGCCGGGCGAAGACGATCCCGCGGAGTTGCTTCGGCGGCGGGAGCTTCGGCTCGAAGAGGACCGGAAGGGCCTCGGCCAGGACGCCGGCGATGTAGGCGCCCTCCCCGAGAGCCAGGCCGACGAGCTCACGCCGGACGAGCTCGTTGATCGTCTTCCAGGTCGGGTCGAGTGTCGCCTTGATGAGGCGCTGGGTGATGATGAGCTTCCGGGTCGTCGAGGGTCCGGGTGTCGTGACCGGCCCGATCCGCTCGAGGCGGGCCTTGAGAACACGGGCGAGCTCGGGCTCGGTCCTGGAGAGGAGCGCGACGATCCTCGAGGCGAGTCCCTTCGAGAACCGAAGAAGGTCGACTTGATGGCGGAGGAGCTCATCGCGGAGCGCCTCGTTCGTGGTCGCCATGAACTACTCCTCGCCGGCGTCGTCGTCCTGGTCGCCCGGTCCGCCTGGGGGAAGGTTGCCTGGCCCGCCTGGTCCGCCGGCGGCGGCCATCGCGGCCTGGCGCTGGGCTTCCATGCGCGGATCCTCGAGATCTCCCTCGAGGCCCAGGCCATCGCCTCCCGTGTCGAAGGCGTCCATGTCGGCCTCCTCGTCGATCTGTTCGAGCTCCTCCTCGAAGGTGAGCTCGGTGAAGTCCTTCTGGCGGAGGATGTTGTGGACCGACTTCCAGGAGAGCGGGACCTTCGACTTCTTCGCGGTCGCGTAGGCGATGAGATCCTTCGGGTCCTGGGTCTCGTCGATGAAGTCCAGGTTCGGCTCGACCTTCACGTCGTCGGGGTTCGCCCCGACCCAGACGGCCGCCTGGCGAAGCGCGACCTCGAGGCCGGTCGCCGCGGTCTGGGCGATCGTCTGGAGGGTCGCCGTCCTGGCCGCGACGCGGATCCGGAGGGTCTCCGCGGCTTCGGCGCCGGCGCCAGTCGAGAGGAGCTTGATCCCCTCCTCGCCGGCGCGCTGGTAGTCGTCGTTGAGGCTCTCGCGTTGCTCGCTCAAGGCGTTCGAGTCGGGGCCGATGAACTTCGCGTCGCCGTCGGCGGCCGGGATGTTGAGGTAGGCCCCGGAGCCGATGATCGGCTTCGCGTCGGCCGAGGGGTTCCCGTCCGAGTCGCCCTGGGCGATGTCGTAGCCCGTGATGACGAGCGTGTCCTGGCCGGACATGAAGAGCGCGCTCCGATGATCGGCCTCGCCCCGGTAGATCGCGAGCGCCAGGTTCGCGAGGTTGATGAGCGGGACGTCCGCCGGCTGGGTCGCGAGGTCGGTCGTGTTGATGAACGTGAACGGGATCTCGTCGAGGGTCTTCCCGCGGATCTGGGGGATGACCTCGTCCTGGCGAACGCCGTCTCGCTCGACGAAGGTCGTGTAGACGTTCCCCTCCTGGCCCAGGCTCAAGGCCCGATACCTGGGGACGAGGTTCCAGGTGAAGAGGTCGCCGGTGTCGCGCTCGAAGCGCGTCTCGTCGAGGACCGTCATGAGGAGCTGGCGGAGAGCGTCCGGCCTGGCGTCGTCTTGTTGTTGCTTCGGGTCGTTCGTCTTCGTGAGGTCGTCCCAGTTGAGGACCTGGGGCGCCGGGTAGGGGACGATGATCGGGAGGTCCCGGTTCGGATCCACGTCCAGGAGGAGCCCGAGCCGCCCGTAGAGGAGCTGGTTCATGTGGATCGAGATGAGGAGGTCGTTGAGCGACTCGCCCTTCGCCGTCGAGATCTCGCGCATGTCTTCCAGGGCGTCGGGGAGCTCGATGTTCGCGGCCTCGCGGTCGAGGATCCCGGTGAGAGCTCGGACCGTCTCCTTGACCAGGTCGGGGAAGTAGGCCCGGATCAAGTAGGCCGTATAAAGCGCGAGACCTTCGTCGGAGAGCTTGCTCGGCGTCGCCGACAAGGCCCTCATCCCGGAGGTCGCCGGCAAGTATTCGGTCGTCTTCGACTTGATGTGTCGCTGGCCCTCGGCCGCGTCGAACATCGTGACCCAGTCGGGCCGCCTCGAGGCGTAGTCGGGATGAGGGTCCGAGATGCTCGAGCCGCCCTGGGCGGACTGGGGCGGGACGGTGATCCCTGGCTGGAAGGGCGCGGTCGAGTTCGCGAGGACTTGGGCGGTCGTTGTTGTGTGGCTCATCATGCGGCTCCTGAAATAGCTCCAGACCTGGGCCTGGCGGGAGCCCTCACGGCTCGGTGATACGCCCTCGAGAAGGCGTCGATCTGATCCTTGAACGTGGAACCAGGGAAGGCCGCGGCCTCGTCCAGGAACACGCCGTTCCAGGCGCCGCGAACGAGGTAGACGTTCCCGGCTTCGACTTGCGCCGCGGGGGCCTCGGCCCGGACCGTCTTGTCGCCGCTCTCGGGCGAGTAGTAGGCCCGCCGGTCTGGGAAGTCCGCGGCGATGTCTTCCGCCTGGGCCTTGCCAGCCTGGCCGGGATCCTGCGGGAAGTCGATGATGACGACCCTCCCGTCCTGGTCCGCCGCTGTTCTCATTTTTGTCCGGACTTTATGCGGCGAGCCCGGAACCGAATCACGTCTTCGACGTAGATCTTCCGCTTTACATACCGAAGACGCAAGCCGACGGTCCAGGCGGCGTTCTTCGCGTTCGCCTCGGCGGCGTCGGTCGCCGCCAGGTCCCAGCCGCGAACGATGACCCCGCCCTTCGGGACCTCGTCGGCGTCGATGATCTTGAAGTCGTCGCGCTTCATCATGCCGCCCTCGCGCGGGTGCGGGCGTTGTTGGAGCTGGCCGGCTTCGCCGTATTCGGTGAGGCCGATCGTGAGCTCGTCGATCCGCTTCTGGTCGAAGAGCTCGGGGAAGAGGAGCTCGCCTTCTTCGGTCCGCCAGTCGAACGGACACGGATGAGGATGTCCGTGTCGCTGGCCCTTGTCGTCGACCCAGGCGCGCTCGAACCTGGCCGGAAGACACAAGTGAGTCCAGAGCTCCGGCTCTTCCTCCAGGAGGACGCCCGTGAGGTCGCGCGGATGGAGCCGTTGCATGATGACGACGACGGCGCCGTCCTTCGAGCGGACCCTGGTCGGGAGCGCGAGGCGGATCTTCCGGACGGTCTCGTCGCGGACGATGTCGCTCTCGGCTTGCTCGACGTTGTGAGGGTCGTCGATGACGACGATGTCGCCGCCCTCGCCCATGATCCCGGAGACCGCGCTCGAGAACCTGTAGCCGCCCTCCGTGTTCGCGTAGCGGCTCTTCGTGTCCTGGCCGGTCCGGAGGAGCTGGAAGCCGTGAGGCCGACCTCGGAGGAGCTCCTGGTAGAACTCCGAGCGGATGAGATCTCGAGACCGATCGGCGTCGCGGAGCGCCAGGTCGCCGCGGTAGGACGTGAAGGCGAAGCGGATCCCCGGCCTCATGAGCCAGGCCCAGGCCGGCCAGAAGACCGAGACCGTGAGGCTCTTCATGTGACCGGGCGGGACGTTGATGATGAGCCGGCGGATCCGGCCCTTGAGGACTTGCTCGAGGACCCAGGTGAGGGTCCGGGTGTAGCGGCCGAAGACGGCGTCGTCCGGATCTACCTCCGACCAGGCCTGGCCGATGAAGTCGTGAAGACCGAGGCCTCGACGAGCTCGCTCGGCTCTAACTCGCGCCAGCGCCGACACGTTCTTCCGCGCCGACCTTCGTGAGGATCCGCTCGAGGTCCGCGAGCTCGGCGTCGGAGAGCTTCGTCAAGTCGGCGGTCTCGGGGAGGAGCTCGTCTGGAGGGGCGTCGTCTCCGCGGCCTGGCTTGAACTCCTGGAAGTAGCCGCCGATGAGCTGGGAGAGGAGGCGATCGCTCGGGGGTTGCCTGGCGAGGACCTTCCCCTCCTCGTCGAAGAGCTCGGTCCATTGAGTCGCGCGTCGCCATCCCTCGCCCAGGAGGAGCTCGCGGCCCTCGGTCATCGCCTCGCGCATTGCTTCCCGGAAGCTCGGGGCCTTCGCGGCGAAGGCGTAGATCGTGGAGCGTGATCGGCCGATGAGCCGGGCGGACATGGAGACGTTCCCGTTCACGCGGAGGAGCTCGAGGAAGCGGACCAGGTCCTCGGACATGAGCCAGCCGCCCCGCGCGCGCGTGGACGTGTCCTGGTTGTGTCCGTTCTTCTTCTTGTCCTGGTCTGCCATCACGGCCCCGCCGTCGTCTCACACGAGGACCCGATCATGGACCTCCCAGGAGCCGCGGACAAGTTCGGCCAGGTCGACGGGGATCTCGAAGAAGGGGAGATAGTCGTCCGCGATGATGATCGCGCCGGTCCCGCCCCAGAGCTTCGTCGAGGCGGTGTTCCAGACGTGACCGTCGTCTCCGAACCTGTAGACGGCGTCGATCAAGCCCTTCTCGAGGTTGTCCTTGTCGGGTCTTCCCAGGTGAGGCCGGCCGATCGTGTTGAGCTTCCGCTTCTGTGACCAGGACGCCGGGACCGGGAGGATGAACACGACATGGAAGAAGTCCATCGGGAGCTCCTTGATCTTGTGCGCGACCTCGTCGCGGAAGGCCCGATACCTCAAGACGGCCGGGCGCTTCTTCCATCGGTCCGACTGGGTCTGGCGGACGTAGGCGACCGGGTTGACGTCGAAGACCTGGATCCGGTCGCTCACTTCCTACGCTTCGGCCTTCTCGGCTTCGCCGGCTTCGCCGGTCGTCGGGGTCGTCGATCCTTGCAGGGGTTCCGCTTTGCCATAGTTCAATCGCTCCAGGTATTCGACCCGATCGTCTGGGTCGTTGAAAAAGATGAGGCCCTCGATCGAGTCGAGCTCGTAGAGGGCCGCGTTGTCCTCGCCCCTGGCCGCGTGTTCGATGGCGAGCCAGAGATGACCGAGGACGTGTTGAAGTTCTGGGTCCTCCTTGATCGTCACGGCTCGGCCGTGTCCCTGGGGTCGTAGCCGAACTGGAGCATCGACTCGCGGCGATTGAGCCAGAGCTGGCTCGGCGCCTTTCGCCGAATCTCGAGCTCGTTCAAGGGCTTGAGAGTGTCCTCCTTGACCGTCCGCCAGGGGCGAAGGGCTCGAAGGACGCGCTCCAGGATGTCGCCGATCGTCATGTCTTCGAGTGATCCGGATGACCTGGGTGATGACGAAGGGCGAGCTCGCGGTCGATGACCGCCTGGAGCTTCGCCCGCGCTCGCTGGATCCCGCCGAGGTAGAGCTTCGCCTCGTTCGAGAGGAGGATCTCCTCGACGCCGTCGCTCATGTCGATCATCGCGAGGATCCGGATCCCGCGCTCCTCGGCTTCCTGGTAGAGGAGGCGCTTCGGCGGGATCTCGGGGCGCTTGCCGGCCTTCTTCTTCGCCTTCTTCTTCGGGGTCTTCTTCGTCACGGGTGTCCTCCCTGGAGGACGCCGAAGAGCTGGCCGATCACTGGCCCGACCAGGAGGACGACGATCGCAACGATGAGGAGGCCGACGAGGATCTTGAAGCCGCGCCTCACGAGCGGGCCTTCGCGTAGAGCTCCTTCGCCTTGTTGACGATCCAGGCGCCGACGCGCGCGCTCGGGGGATACAGTTGAACCAGGACGAGGCCGATGACGACGCCAGTCGCGAGGGTTGTGAGATCTCCGAACATGGTCTTCTCCTATGCGGGGGACGGGCGAAGCATACCAGCCGGAAGAGCTCACTCCCAGAAGACGGCCGTCGCGATGATGACGAGGATGATGATCGCCAGGTAGGCCCGGATGAACGGCGACTCGCGGACGCGCTTCATCGGATCCGGGTCGAAGGGCTCGGGCGGATCGAGCGGGTCGATCTTGATGTCCTTCCAGGGCTCGACGCCTGGGTCGTCTGGTTGTCTCACTCGACGCGCTCCGCCTCGGGGTCGGTCTGTTTGAAGCCGGCCGTGACCTTGCTCATGTGGATCATCGCGTCCTCCTGGTTCTTGAAGCCGCCGTCGTCGACGGGCTCGCCCGAGTTGAACTTCGCGAGGTTGCGCGTCTCCTTGTAGACGATCCGGAACTTCTTCCCCATGCGTTGAACCAGGAGCGGCGGGATCTCGATCGGGGCGGTGTTGTTGTCGGCCATCACGGCCTCCTTCGTGTCGGTGAGCCTGGCGGCGAGTGTATCAGAAGGCGAGACCGGCGGCTCCAGGCCGCGGTGACTGAGGCGGGATTGACCGCCGGGCGCTCCGCTTGCCGCCATACCTTCCGGCCTCGCCTATTCGGGCGGAGGATCCTCGGCGTCGACGCGCGCGTTGTGGTCCTCAATACAGTCGACGAGCTTGTTCCGGATCGCGGTCGCCTGGGTCATCCAGGTCCTCATCGCCTGGAGGTTCTCGGCGAGGGCGGCGTAGAGCTCGGAGTTGAACCAGTAGCCCCAGACCTGGGCGTCGTTCATGACCAGGGTCGGCGGCGTGTCCTTCGTGTCGATCGGATCCGGGCGCTCGGTGACGGCCGAACAGACGACCGGCGTCGGCTTCTCCTGGATCTGGATGTCGGGCGGCTTGCTCCCGAAAAGTGAACAACCAGGAAGAACCAGGACCAGGACCAGGGCGGCGCCCGCGTTATTCACGGGAGTCGGCCTCGATCTCTTCCCAGACTCGCGTCGTCGCTCGCCTTGCCTGGCGTTCAATCAAGCCCGGCTTCGCCTGGGTGAGGCTTTCGAGCCTGGCGCGATCTTCGAGGACTTCGGTCGTCTCCTCTTCACGGTCTCGGGCGGCCTGGAGCTCGCTCCGGAGTTCCTCCTGGCGTTCACGATCTTCCTCGAGGGCGTCCTCGAGTCGTTCGACCTGGGCTTCGGCCAGGTCGGCGCGTGTTCGTTCGGCCGTCGCGGCCACTTCCGCGGCGACCCTTTGGTCGATCTGGCCCTTGACCAGGAAGCCGCCGGCGGCGATCATCCCACCACCGAGGACCAGGACAACGAGGAGCGCCTGGATGTTCATCGAGTTCTACCCGCCATTGTGTCCCCCAGGATCCCGAGCGCCCGTTCGGAAGTAGTTGTTCGTCAAGGCGGACAACACGCCCGTCATCACTCCCAGGATCCCGACCGGAAAGCCGGCGACCGCAAGCGCGACCGCCTGGTTCTCGATCGTTGCGAAGTCGTAGGCCATGAACCAGTCGGCGAGGAAGTAGGTGAACTTGAAGAAGAAGAGGTAGTAGGCCATGACCAGAAAACGCGGAATTATCCGGAGCGCGTCGAGTCGATTCGCGAAGCGGATCCAGGCGTCGGGCTCGTGCTCGGTCATCGACTTCCTCCATGTCGTCGGCGTTCGACACGCGCGTCGGCCATGTCTCGGCCCGGTCGAGTTCGTGGACGCGGAAGGCGTCCTTCGTTCACTCGGACGGCTCGGAGAGCATCCGGTCGAGTAGGATCCCGCGCTGGCGCTCGAAGTCCTCGAGGGCTCGCTGGCGGTCCCGAAGGTTCCGCTCGTCCCGCTCGTTCCAGCCGGCGCCCTGGTCCCTCTTCTCTCGCTCGAGCGCGGCGATCTCCGCCTCGAGGTCCGAGATCTGGAGACCCAGGACGACCAGGGTGAGACCGTCGACGGAGTTCGCGGTCGCCTTGACCGTCGTCGTGTTCTCCTGGACCGTCTCGGTGATGACCGTGACCTGGGCCTCGACCGTCTCCTGGACGGCCAGGACGTCGGCGTCGGTCGCGTATTTTTCATCTATCTTCGAGTCGGCGGCCCAGAGCATGAACGAGCCGCCGGCGCCGAAGAGGAAGGTCATGATCCCGAGGATCTGGGCGAGCTGGATCCCGCCGGAGTGTTCCGAGAACTTCTTCACGCGATCCTCCTCACGCCGAGGAGGTCGCTCATCTTGTAGCGCGAGACCTTGACGGTGTTCCCCTGGTTGCCGCCGAGGACCTCGACGAGCTCGTTGTCGTGTCCGGCGTAGAATCCGACGTGACCCTTGTCCTTGATGACGGCCGGGTCCGGGGATCCGCCTCGATTGAAGATGACGACGTCGCCCGGCTCGGCCTTGTCGATCCGGATCTTCTTCCCGACCTCGAGCCAGGAGCGCGCGCGGAGCGACTTCGACCTGGGCGCCCGACACAACCAGGCGACATAGTTCGCGAAGCCCGAACACCAGGGGACCTCATCATGCTCCGGCCAGTCGGCGTCGAGCTTGAGGAAGGCCAGGATCGCGGGGTTGTCTTCGTCGCCGGCGAGCTCCTTCATCCCCGAGAACCTCTCGGCGTGGTCGAAGATCTCGTCGCGGGTGTACTGGATAGACATGAAGGGCTCCTGGAAGAAGCCCCTCACGGGCTCGGCTATTTCGGGGAGCTTACTACTTGCCGGCCTGGCACTCCAGCCAGGCTTCGGTCGCGCGTTCGGTCGACTCCTCCGCCTCCTGACATCGTTGAAGAAGGACGCGCTCGGTCTCGGCCAGGCGCTCGCGGAGGACGTTCCGATCGCGGAGGATCGCCTGGTAGGATCCGGAGAGCTCGCTCGTGTTCGCGGTGAGGCAATCGGTCGGAGTCCCGAAGACGCGGA